CTGACCAGATGGTCCTTGGAAACCGTGATCCCAAATACGCACGAAAGGCATCTCTTCACCCGCAGGCGCAGGCAAGAAACGAATGATTGCAAACCCATTGCCCGCTTTATCACGAGTAGGTTTCCAGAACTTTCCTTCGTTCGGATCTGAGTAAGATTTTTGGGAAATTTTATCCAGTTGTGCATTTAGTTTATCAAGTGATGCAGAACGAGATTTTTTAAGAGCTGCGAATGACATATGTTTGTCTCCTTTATATTGCAGTGTATTACGTTGTATAGCGTTGTGTTAGATATCAAAATGGTCTTTGACATAAGTCTTGTACCGTTTCATGTCCAACATCAGGAAAGGAAAATACTTTCTTGAGTGTTGTATTATATCAGAAGCCACGAATTTGTCAAGCAGATTCTGCTCCCAATATGTAAAAATATTTGCAATGTGTATTAGTATTGCAAATGTTTCCAGACTTATTTTCTTCTGTAGATACAGAGTCAATACGACTGGGTGTTGACCATCGGTTACGAAGTTTGACTTCCAATCATCGTTAAGATGCTTTAAATCAGACTTGAAGTGATAACCCAACGAGTCAATCTTTTTCTTCCATTCGACATACAGAAAGTCGTCCTCTGCGATATCTCGAATCCATGTATTTGGGTTCTTGACTAAGTTTGCAAGAAGAACGTTTTCGTAGTCCTCATGTTTAGCGAGTTTTGCAAAGTAAAATGCATCGTTGCGACTTTTGAATGCGTCGAAGGATGCTCTTACCTTACCCCTATATTTATGAAAATCGTAACTTGGTGAAGTAAAATGTTTCTTCATTGCGAGGTATTTTATGTACGCCTCATACGACTTATCATTCACATAGCTCGGTAATGTCCTGTTGTTCATCATTTCGTTTTACCATCTTCAAACCGACTGCTTCTCTTCTTATTTTTTCTTTCAAAATAGACGACTTCTTGATGACATCTGCGACTGATTCGATTTCCAAATTATGTTTATCTGCATAACTAATTAGTGCCTCGATATAAGGCACACCATTTGCAATTAAATCTGCAATGGCGAGGTGGATTTTTTCTGGTGTAAGTGACACCACATTATCTTTCATTAATCTTCTATCTCCTGAAATAATATGTTATTCACATAATAATCTTTGTCTTCCTCACTAATACCCATAGCAAGGATACTATTGTGCAACTGATGATTCTTTTTTTGGTTTATACAATACTTGTTGAGTAGATCCCTAGTAGGGAAATCAACCTGCACTGCTTGGTGATTCATATTATCCATATAATAACATATTAATTCAGAAGTTGCAAGCAAAAATTTATCAGTTTCTTCTTCTCTTACATTACCCACAGCCATCATGTGATCACTGAAGATCTCTTTAGCCCAGTCTGGAAGTTCACGAGGTTTCTTCCAAGTAAACTTTTGTGTCTCTTCATTGAAATGTTTACACATAACGTGATCATCATGAACGACAGGAGAGAAGTCAAAAAATGCACCGCTGATTTTGTTTGGTCCTGCAACAATGTCACATCCAAGGATAGGAAGATCCCATCCAGATTTTGGGAAGACATTTAAGTGCAGTAACCACAATCGTCGTTCTTCTAGCAAGTCAATTGTTTTCAAATGACATTTTTCGATGAGATCTGATTTCCAAAAATCGTCTTTCCATCCATCAAACTCTTGGACGTGTAGAGGATTTTCATACGAAATTAAGTGTTCATCGAATATACTACTTATGTTCTCAGCGAATTCTTTCAGTTTATCCTTGTGGTTCATTACTCAACTCTTCAAAAGAACGAAATGCGAAATCAAAACAAATTCTTGCTTCATCTGCCATAGAGTCATCAAGTAACGAACGAAGACCCTTGATCAATTCATAACGATGTTCGAAATCGTAGTACTTACCACTGCCTGGCACTTTCTTCTTAATCATTTGACCGCCATGTAGGTCACCAAAGTGACGTACATATAAGTGTGCAAGAAGTTTATGATTATCGTTTTTAATTCCTTCAATGTAACCTACGTATTCGACAGTAGTATCTAACGCCTTTTCGATAGGAGAAAGGTTATACTCTTTCATCAGTTCTTGCATATCTTGAAAGATTGCGTCTGCACGGAACACACCACGCCATGGTTCTGGCAGATCCACCGCTCCTTCTAATGCACCATAACAGATCATCTGATTGAAAAGATACTTTTGATAATCTTTAGGTTCGATATCTCCACTCATAAGCAAAGATGCAAATGGTGACTGTTCTGCTCTTTCGTGATGTTCCCATGTAAGTTCTTTTAAATTACTCATCTTATTCCTTCCTTTGCGGTAACTTTCCAAAAAGGAAATATCTAGTACCCCGATCTTCGCCTATTTCTATTTCTTTTAAAATATCCATATTCATTGGCAGTTGTAGTTTAAATTTGTCCATTGATGTAACACAATTTATATGGCCATCTATCCAATTCATATTATTTGACTGACACGCAACCCAAATATTTTCGGGTCTTGTCGCATACTTTGGGTTAGTATATTGTAGATTAAGTATGTCTATCATATCAGTCATGTGTTCACAAGAAGTGTTGATAACTAATAAATTATTATTGTGTTTTTCAAGTCTTACTCTTTGTTTTGTCAAATCTTGGGTGCTATAACTTACATTATCGTATGAATGTAAATATGTAGCAATATGACTTGTCTCTTCGTCGATGTCAAAACAAGTGACATCTTTGACAAGAGGAGCAAGAACAGGAATTAATATAGATCCATACCAAGATCCAATAATCGTTATCGACAAATTTTTGTTTAGTATACCACTTTCTAATAGTGTTGTCAAGAGCTCTTTTTTGGAAATAAATTGATTTTTGCTGATAGAATCAAAGATATCCATTTGTTTATCTGGAAATCTTTGAACAGCAAATCGAATAATTCTATTCATATAATCTATGTCAATAGTATTATTGTATAAGTCTATCATTTGGTAACCACATAATTCTCCAAAACCAGAATGTTTAAACCTGTCATCTTAAAGGTGCTTATAGCATCTTCTGGCGTTTCGACAATCGGTTCTCTACAGTTGAAACTTGTATTCAACAACATAGGGACACCAGTCTCTTGTTTGAACGCACTGATCAAGTTCCAGTACTTCTCGTTGAAAGACTTCTCTACCGTTTGAATACGTGCAGTACCATCTACATGAGTTACGCCTGGGATGACACTTCTCTTGTCTTCTTTGACAGGCATGATGCGTGACATATAAGGTGAAGGTTGATTAGTATCAAACCACTCTTGATAATCTTCAATCAACACAGAAGGCGCAAAAGGACGGAAGTCTTCTCTGAGTTTTATCTTACTGTTAATGATGTCTTTGATTTCGGGATTGCGAGGATCTGCAAGAATAGAACGATTACCTAATGCACGGTTTCCACTCTCTGATCTACCTTGGAACCAACCAACGATTGCACCATTGGCGATCTCTTTTGCAATGTGTGGATAAATCTCATCCATTGTCATTTTTTTGTACTTCATATCTTTAAAAATCTCTTCTTTCACTGGGTGTTCCGCACCCGAATAAACAGGTGGAACATGTACATTATTATTTAGGACGTAATCAGCGTGCATATAACTACCAATAGCAATACCACCATCATGCACTGCAGGCGGTACGAATACGTTATCATAGTATTCCGTTAATATTTCATTCATGTATCCATTGTATGCAACACCACCACTGACACAAATATTTTTAGATGTTTGTCGTTCTTCTACCATTTCACGGATAAGATCATTTGTTAATATTTGCATACTCGCTGCAAGATCTTTTGCGCTAACATGGTGTCGATCAAAATACTTTAGAATACGAGATTCGTTATATTCTGCCACTCCTTCTCTCTGAGAAAGTTGTCCTTCTCTTACGATCTCTTTAAGTTTATCATACATACCTTGATGTAATTTACCATATCCTGCAAGACCCATTACTTTTCCTGCAGCTGCCATTCCTTCACTCGCTCGAAGTTTAGTAGGACCAGTTGTCATCGCCCAAACAGGGCCGATACTCCAATCTTCACTCAAGTCTTCTATGTTCTCATCCTTATCTACCCATATACCAGTGAACCAAGCTGCGCCCCCATCTAAACTAAGAGTATCACATTCATCAAATCCACTATGAAGTTTTGCATATATTGCATGACACTGATGGTGTTCAGAAAAAAAGAAATGTCTCCCACCCTCACCTCTCATGATATAATCAAAGAGTTTTTTTGGTTTGAAACGCCACGCTTCTTCAAAATGAAATGCAATATCTGGATTGTCTAACCATCGATAATCACGATGCGGCATTGAATATGCAATCACATCATAATCATCTAATTTTGGACGAATATGATACGCCCAAAACTTGCCTTGAACATCTTCACCACGCCACTTATGGTTTCCTTTTATACGTGAATATCGTTCTGCTTGATAATGCATTGTTAGATCATACCACGATTGGTCATGAACTGTTTGCCCAGCGCCTAATATTTTGAACATTTATCCATTCCCTCAAATATACTTTCTTTTATGTCCCATAATTGTCCAGCATATACATTAGGAATGTGAACATTATTATTCACCACATAGTCTGCCATCATGTAAATACCCAATGACTGTCCTTCATCACCAACGGCAGGTGGTACATATACATTATCGTATATCTTAGTCAACATCTCATTCATATATCCATTATATGCGACACCACCACTTAAACAAATGTTATCTGAAGATTTTCTATTTCTCACTAGATTACCAACTTCATTATCATTAAGTCTCTGCATCGTTGCAGATATATCGACAGCAGAAACATTATTTTCTTCTGCGTGTTTGATAATCATGTGTTCGTGTTTTGGTAAATTAAAGTGATGTGAACCATCTTCTAGAATGGTTTCTAATAGTGCATAAAGACCAAAGTTAACTTTGCCATATCCCGCAAGTCCCATAACCTTACCAGTTTCACTATCTTGCCAGAATCTTTCTCCATCTGTCATCTTATGACCAACTGCAGATGTAACTGCAATCCAAGTTCTCCCAAGGTTGAAAAAGTTTGTCAAGTCGAATAGATGTTTATGTGCATTGCACCAGATCCCTGTAAACCAACCCCCTCCACCATCTAAGGCTAAAATATCGCTGTCCTCAAACCCACTCATAAGATATGCATAAACTGCATGTGATTGATGGTGGTCTGCATAAAAAATATTGTCTTTATAATAACAATCAAATAGTCTAGTGGGATAGAAGTCCCATATACCGTTGTAGTGAGATACTATTTTGGGATATTCAAGTTTTCTTTCATTCCTTGGCATTGTAAAAGCAAACACATCATACTTATCCATGAGAGGTAACTGAACCTCTTTCCAAAACTCTTCCTGAGTATCGTTGCCCTTTACTCTATTACCTTTAACTCTTGAATATCTTTCTGCCACCCAATGAATATTACCATCATACCAAGATTGGTCATGCATTGTGCCAGCTGCACCAATAATACTTTTCATGTTTTAATCTTTAAATAAACTTTCATCAATATCATATTCCTTCCCTGCATACACAGGGGGTTGATTGACATTTCCATTTAAAACGTAGTCGCAGTGCATATAAAGACCTATTGATTGTCCTTCGTCGCCTGGCGCATTTGGGACATGAACATTCTCCCAATGTTTGGTAAACTGTTCATTAAGATATCCATTGTAAGTGACACCACCTGCAACACAAAGATTGTTAGATGTCTTCAATGGTAAGATGACTTCCAAAACTTTTTCGTTGGTAAATTTCTGAAGAGTGAATGCCATGTCTTCTTTCCACGATACGTCTTCCATAAACCTATCAAAATATCCTTCCTGTGGCCAATACTTACCTGATCTCATTTGAAATTCATCAAACATGAGATAAAAAATATCTTCCCACCTAGAAGAGTATTTACCGTATCCTGCCAGACCCATTAATTTACCTTCGTTCAAAACATTGAAACCTGCAAGTCGTGTCATTACATTCCACAACCAACCAATGGGCAAGTCGTTACTTAAATCAATTATCTCTTGTGTGTCGGAAGGAATAAAAACAGCTCTGAACACATTACCTTGTCCATCAATAACAAAGATATCTGCCTCTTCATATCCAGACTGTAAGAATGTATGTGCAGCATGACACTGGTGGTGATCTGCATAATAGACATTGTCGAACTGTAGTGCATCCCACAAGTGTTTTGGTGTGTAAGTATCCGTATCTACACCAAAGTCCCCTAGTTTTTCGAAGTACCTATCTCTTCCATAAAGTTTAACGCCATTGACTGAGATATTGGTTGCGAAAATAACGTCTTTGTTATCTACGTTACTATCCCACAAATCATTATACATGTTTTGAAAAGGAATTTGTTCGTTGATGATTTTTTTATCTAGTTCTTTGTGCCACTTACGTTGTTGATCAACACTCTCACCATACCTTAACTTCCAGTAAGAATGTTTACGACGAAATCCTTCTGCATACCTTTCATAATGTATGTGATATTTTCCGTCATATGTGTTGTGATCATGTAAGTTTAAAGGTTGCGCAAAGATCTTCTTCATCACCCTACCATTCTGTCAAGTATTTTTTCCATCATTATAGCTTCGATTTCGGGTTCTCTTCTTGAAAGTTTTTCTACACAGTTTTGACAATATCTTTCAAACTCAAACAAATCAAAGTTCATCATCTTATCAATATTCTCTTTCGTAACATCGAAGTGACGAGAACCATTAATAACTTTCTTACTACAGTGCCTAATTTTTTTGATTTCAAAATCAATAACTGGAACACGAGGAAACAAAGAACAGATGCGTCTTGTCATCTCTGGTTCTTGTTCGAATGTGTCGTAAGTTGGGGATCTAGAATTGTATTCTTTAAACTTGGTGTTCTTGTGATACAGATGCATTAATCCGTGCTTCTTTCTGTACTCTTCAAAGTTTGGTGTCATAATAATCAAATTGTAATTATGATTGTCGTTTGGACCAATAAAATCGTAATTACCCAACTTCTCAATACGATCATCATAAAAGTCTAAAACTAAGTGTTCCAGATAATGCACTTCTGGATCTTCTAGAATGTGAGGGTAAAATTTTCTGATTAGACTGTTTGACAATACGACTGGTGTGAGATTAGGATACTTCTTAATCTCATCGATAACTTCATCCAAGTTTTTGCAGAGCGCAGGTTCACCACCAAGTAGATTGATCCTTGCCTTATAGGGACTCAACCATTCCAGTAGAGGTTTGGTAAACTCCATGTCTACCGTCAAGTTGCGCATTTCTGTTGTCCACGCTGTGCAGTAGTGACAGGATTTGTTGCATGACTTTGTTAAGTAAAAGTCGATACCCAATCCGTAAGCTTCTGAACTCATTATAAAATTCCTGTAATTGACTCTATAACTGTATTTATTTCTTCGTCACTAAGGAACGGATTGATAGGAATAGACATCACTGTACGTGCAGCGTGCATTGCATTAGGTGTGTCGTCCATACGATACTCTACATAATCCCATAGTGGATTTTCAGTCAACGCCATGTCATAGTGGATCTTAGGACTCCACTTTTTAGACTGTTTAATGCCCTGCATAACAAACTGTCTTGTCTCTGTATCTTCGAAACGAACAACGTATTTGTGATAGTTGTGTTGCAGTGTACTGCGAGGTTTCTGTTGTTGTGTGATCAACAATCCTTTGAATGCCTCATCATACTTCTTTGCGATTTCTTGTCTTTTAGATTGCCAAACAGTAAGGTTCTTAAGTCTATAATTGATTACTTCTGCATTAGGTACATACAATTTAGAGTTCATCGCCCCATCCAAAACGAACTTTTCTCCAATCTTTCCATGTCGACGCAAAGACATGACCTTTTCTGCCATGTCTTTATCGTTGGTCATAAACATTCCACCACCTGCCATGCCTGCGATAACTTTGTTTGAGTTGAAACTGTAAACACTACAGTCACCAATCGTTCCCGCTTTACGCCCATCTAAACTCGAACCAATGGATTGAGCCGCATCTTCTATGAAAAGGATATCATGTTCTTTACACCAGTCTTCAATCTCTCTGGTATCTGACATAGAACCGAAAAGGTGAGTGTAGATCAACGCTCTTGTATGTTTTGACACCATGCGTTTAATACTATCAAAGGACACATGATATGTGTCCAAGTCGATGTCACAGAAGACAGGAGTGGCGCCTGCACGTTTGATACATGTTGCGGAAGA